TCGCTCCCCCCCCGTACGCGGTCTCCGCCTTTTCCCTGCCGGGCGCTGTGCCGATCTTGGTGGTGTCCAGTTGTTGCCTGCTGGGCTTTGGTCATTGAAGATGCCCCAACCGAATGGATAGGTCTGACCAGTTGATACGCCACCAGTGTTGGTGATGGAATATGCGTTTGTGCTGTTGTCAACAATTGAACTGTTTTGCAAAGTCAAAAATTGAGTTCCAGTAATTGCAGTCAATGCGCTTGTCGAAGGTACAAAATTGCTTGTGTAGACAGCAGTATTTGTAATTCTCAAGTTGCTCATGTTTCCATTTAAGAAATCACTTGCGTAAGCAGTGTCAGCCGCACCAATTTTTGGAGAAGTTCCGTTTCCACCACTTGGAACAATCAATGAACCAGTCGCAACTGCTACACCATTGGCGTACAAAGTAACTGCACCAGCATTTGACACAACAGCAAGGTGATTCCATTTTCCAGCAACAACAACACCAGAGGCAGAGTTGATGTAATTTTCACTGCCGTTGTAAATATAAAACCTCAATACCCCAGTAGATGTAAAGCCAAAACTGATATATACAACACCCTTGGAGAGAATGGATGTAAACCTATAGTTTTGAGGGCCAGATGAATTTATAGAAGAGGCATATACATAAGCCTCTAAAGTAAATGTCTGAGTGGTTGATGTGATGTCAAAAAGAGTTGTTGCAGTAGGAGTCAAATATTGATTTGAACCATTGAACGACCCAACATAACTCACCGCCTGACGATTGAAAGGCAAGTAAAAGCCGTTTGTACCATACGAACCACCATAGGTAATGGGTTGCCATACACCATAGGAGTTAAATGTGCCAAAACTGCTTGCAGTCAATGCCTGACCATCAACAAAGTTGATTTCGGTCATCTCGCCATCTAAAAACTCAATTGGGTTTGTAAAAATAGCACAACCCAAATAATGAGGGCCATTGTTATTTATGTAACCTTGAGAATTCTGCGATGGATATGTAGCCGTTGAGAATGAAGTTACTTGCACTCCATTTACATACAGTTTTATCCTATCACTCGCAGTTGCTTGCGTTGTGTCATATGCATAAACAAAGTGATACCAAGCGGAAGGGTCTCGGAAAACTTGAGTGGTCACAACTTGTGTTGAGTAACCACCGCTGTAATCCAAGAGTTTTATGGTGTTGTCTGTTTCAAAGCGAATACCCGCAACTACTTGAGTGCCTGATGGGTCATTCGCTTCAAACAATCCTTGAATATAGCCAGTCGCCAAACTTCCGCGCTTAACCCATCCACTCCATGTCCATGTACGGCGGTTGCCAGCAACAGGAGGAGTGCGAGTCAAATAAGCAGAGTTGCTTTGACGGAAACGCAATGAGCCAGTTGAATACTTGATTGGAGACAAGTAGCCAGTGCTTGTAAAGGTGTGGATGACATTGCCACCAACAATCGTGACAGTACCACCAGCCATTTGTTGAGTGGAGCCAGCGTAAGAGATGATTACAACGCCAGAGCCGCCGTTGCCGCCAGTATAGGACGATGAAAAATAATCAAATCTACCACCACCACCGCCACCTGTATTTGCAGTTCCACTGCTACCAGCCTTGGAGCCAGAAGTGCCTGCATTTCCACCACCACCAACACCGCCCGTTCCCGGAACAAAACCACCAGTGCTTCCAAAAGCAGAACCGCCTCCGCCGCCACCAGCGTAATAGGTCGATGTTCCTGAGATCGATGAGGCAGTACCCGCACCGCCGTTACCGCCCGTATTGGATTGTCCATTTCCACCTACAGCAGATGCGCCACCACCACCGCCTCCGGGATATGGCTGAGTTGTTTGAACTCCATTTCCACCTGTATTACCTTGCGATGGGGAGGTAGACGGAGTGTTTCCTGCGCCACCAGTAGAGCCTGTGCCATCTCCTGCGCCACCGCCACCAGAGCCACCAGTTTTTCCGTTTTTAAGTGGGGCACCAGCGTCTGTTATTCCTGAACCACCACCACCTGTAGATGTGATGTTTAAAAATGAAGAATCTGTACCACTCGCAGATGCCGCCGCACCGCCAGCGCCGCCAGCGCCAACAGTAACAAGGTAAGTAGAGTTGGGGTCTATGGTTATGCCAGAGCCAGTTCTAAAACCACCTGCGCCACCACCGCCAGTATCAGCACCACCACCGCCAGCAACTACCAAATAAGATGCAGACAGCGTTGTTATTGGGCCAAGAGTGCCAGAAGTCGTAAATGTGTGAATGGTGTTACCGCCAACAGAAGTGACGATACCACCAGAAAATTGTTGTGCGCCAGCGTAGGAGATTATGACTACACCAGAGCCACCTTTTTGACCATTTGTTTGCGCTCCGCCACCGCCACCACCGCCAGTGTTTGCTGTTCCAGCCGTAGGAGCGGGGCCACCTTGCGCGGTATCTTTGCCACCATTGCCGCCGCCGCCAGTCCCGCCAGTCCCATATGAACCAGTGTAAGCGCCGCCACCGCCGCCGCCCGCATAGTATGTTGATGTTCCAGAAATTGAAGAAGCAGAGCCAGCGCCACCTGCTCCACCTGTTGCGCCAGAGCCATTTGCGCCTACAGCGCCAGCGCCGCCGCCACCGCCGCCGCCACCAGCATTTGTTCCGTTTCCGCCAGTATTACCTTGACCAGAAGTTCCTGCGCCGCCAGTTGTGTTTGCATTAGCACTACCACCGCCACCAGAGCCACCTGCGGCTCCATTGCTACTTGTTACTCCAGATGTAGGTGCGCTACCACCACCCCCGCCACCAGTAGCCGAAGTTAAGTTAAATACAGAACTTGAACCATTTGCGCCCGTTCCAGCGCCCGTTCCACCAGCGCCACCAGCACCAACAGTGACCGTATAAGACAGGGCTGGGTTAAGAGATACGGAGCCAGTCAATAGACCACCCGCTCCACCACCACCACCTTGAGAACCACCAAGACCGCCGCCACCTCCACCCGCAACAACTAGGTAGGATGCAGTTACAGCAGACGAACCCGAAGTCCACCCAAAGGCGGCAAGAGCGGCGGCTCCAATTTTGGATAAACGAGGCATCTTTAATCCTTATGCGAACTTCGTTTGTGATGCCAATACGGCAAAAGTTGCGCTACCAGTCTTTTGAATCACATAGGTGTAGCAGTCTACAGAACTTGCGTTGCCTGATGTTGGTGCAGTACCACCTTGCCACTTCGGAGTCACAGAAGTGCCGTCAATGGTCACAGCAGAGTTGTAGTATGCAGTAGAACCTTGTGTCACCAAGAAGGTCGCAGAGATGGATTCACCAGTCTGCATCAAAGTGTTCAGAGATGTACCGCTTGAACCACGGAAGTTCACTGTCCAGTTTGCACTTGCGTTGCTTGTGTAGTACAGAACAGATTGAGTCGTGATGTCAAAGTTGATTGTCCCAGTCGCCGCAGTTGCAGAGATGGTGTCCACCTCGGCAATGTTTGGAGTCTTGAAAGCGGACACAGACGATGAGCCTGCGGTTTGTAGCATGGAGGTTGCTGACGCAGTACCAACACCGACTAAACCAGTAGACGCAACACGCACAGCCTCTGTTACAGAACCACCAACATACAAAACAATTGGGAGAGATGTTCCGTTTGTAGAAATCCTAAATTGAGTGTTGTAAACATCAATATGGGCAGAATCAACGCCAGCGGCTGTGAACAGTGAAATAAGACCTGTTCTGCCAGAGCCAGAGCCGCCTAAAGTAAGAGTTGAAAAAGCAGAATTTGAATATGGCGATGTAGTGCCAACACCCAAATTGTTGCCGTCAAAATATAAATTTGCGCTCGATGCAAAAGCGCTTGTGCCATTACCGTAAGGAATGTAGCCAGCAGTCAAAGTGGTCAAACCAGTACCACCAGCAGTCACAGGCAAAGTGCCAGTCGTCAGCGCAGAAGTGGAAGTTGCATACACCGCACCACCAGAAGTGAACGATGTCAGACCTGTACCGCCGTTGGTGGTCGCCAAAGTGCCAGCCAAGGTGATTGCGCCAGAAGTCGCAGTAGAAGGCGTAAAACCAGTCGTACCAGCAGAGAAGGTCGTTACAGCAACGCCAGACAGAGTAGACCATTGAGGCGCAGTACCACTAGAGGTCAGAATCTGGTTTGCAGAGCCAATAGTCAACTTGCTCATCGCCGTACCACTGCTGTAGTACATGATGTCGCCAGAAGCGAATGAAGACAGGCCAGTACCGCCGTTTGCAGTCACAAGCGTGCCAGCAACCGTAATCGCGCCACCAGTAGCCGTTGCAGGGGTCAGACCAGTTGAGCCAAACGAAATTGTCGACACATCACCAGTAGAACCAAACAGCGTCACAACGCCCGAGTTGTTCTTATAGTAAATCTTGCCGTCAGTGATGTTGATAGCCAACTCACCGTTTGCCAAATTACCAGCAGAAGGAATCGCCGACGCAGTCGTGCTGTAGTACAACTGAATAGGGGTGTAATTCGTTTGAGCCATTTTAGAAAGTTCCTCCAGAGATGCCCGACCATGTCGGAGCGCCAGTTCCTGCCGATGTTAATACTTGACCAGCGGTTCCGTTTGCAATAAATGATGTTGTGCCAGCCGCAGATTGATAAGGTATTTGACTAGCGATGCCGCCAGCCAAGTTGGTTGAAGTCGTTGCAGTCGTTGCAGAACCAACAGACAGCGTTGATTGAGCCACATACTGCGGCGCGGTTCCTGACGATGTCAAAACATAGTTAGAAGCGCCAATGTTCAATTTTGACAGCGTTGTAGAGCCAGAGGCATACAAAATGTCACCAGCAGTGTATGAACTCAGCGCAGTGCCGCCATAAGCCACCCCAACAACACCAGAGGTGATCTGGTTGCCGTTGATGGCGATTGCCGTGTTGCTGGCGCTAGTAATCTGTCCCTGTGCGTTGATTGCAATCGTCGGAACGCTTGAAGCCGTGCCGTAGGTCGCGTTGGTCACGCCAGTGTTTGTGATGCTGAAAGTAGTGCCAGTCAGCGTCAGACCAGTTCCAGCAGAGTAAACCTGTGAATTGCTGAACTCAGCAAAAGTGATTGCAGTCGTACCAAATGTAATGGTTCCGACAGTTGTAACCACAAACGAACTGCCTTTATTGACGGTTCCGTTCTGAGTGAAGAAGTAATCGTTCTGGCTGAGTTGATTGACGCCGGGGCCATAGGTATCGGCATCAGTTGCGCGGGTCAGAACCGTTCCGCCAGTTGCCCATGTGTAGACACCGTTGTAGGCTTGATTGACCTCGTTCTTGACCAAAATGCGGTTGGTATTGATCAGTGCATAACCGTCCAGAATCAACAACGGGACAGACAGCGTGATCGTCGCACCAACGCCAGCAGAACCGTTGTTGTAAGTAACCGTACCACCAGTTGTCGAAGCAAGGCTTGCAGTTGTTGCGGCTTGAACAGGCTGGTGATAAGACAGGCCAGTCGATGCCAATGCGTCAACATATTGCTTTGTTGCCGCTTGCAGGTCAGCAGTTGGGTCTTGTGTCAGCGTGACAGAGGTCAAGCCAGCCAATGTGAGGCTTGTGCCGCCAAGGCTGATAGCCGTAGAGCCAATTGTCACAGACGAGTTGGTTAACGCGCTGTTTGGTATGTTGGTGAATGTATTGGCCGATCCAGACATGGACTTGTTGGTCAATGTCTGAGTACCAGAAAGAGTAGCAACAACAGCAGTGTCAACCGCAATCGTCACAGCGGCAGAACCGTTGTACGAAGTGCCAGTCAATCCTGTGCCAATTGTCAGCGCGTTGGTTGCTGTGGCCGTCACCGTGACAGAACCACCAAGGCTGACAGAAGAGCCATTGATTGTGATGGAACTGTTTGTCAGGCTTGAATTGGCAATATTGGTCAGATTGTTGTCTGGGCCATTGATTGTCTTGTTTGTCAGCGTCTGCGTGTCAGCCAATGTGGCAACAACAGTGTTGTCGATGCTGATCGTGCCAGTTGAGGTGATAGGGCCACCCAGCAAACCAGTGCCAGTGCCGACAGATGTCACACCAGAACCAGCGGCAAGAGTTTGCCATGAGCCGTTGATATAGCCCTCAAACAGCGCAATATCGCTGTTGTAGCGGATCATGCCGTTGACACCGACAGGACGAGCCGCAGTGCCACCAATTGGCAAAGTCAGGCTGGCTGTGCCGGGAACAATCGGATTTGAGGCCAAACTGATGACTGGGGTGGTCGTTCCGTTGACCACATTGATCTGGTTTGCAGTTCCGCCCACATTGGTGACCGTACCGTCGCCAACGCCAAAATTGACCCAAGAACCACCCGTATAGCCCTCAAAACGGCCTGTTGTGGTGTTGTAGCGTACTTGACCGCTGGCTCCAACAGGCTGTTGTGCGCTTGTGCCATTAGGCAAAACCACGCCGCCAGTACCGGGGAAAACAGCGTTGTCAGCGATGGAAATGGTCGGATAGCCGCCAATTCCAGTGCCATTTGCTACGCCAATCTGGTTTGAAGTGCCTTGGATGTAGGTTGCATTCAACACACCACCCGTGGTGATGGTCATCAAGCCATTCGCGCTCAGATTCGCCAAAGACAGAACTTGGCCCGCCAAACTGATAGTTGGGTTGCCTGAAATGCCGTCGCCGTTGGAAATGGACAAGCCAGCGCCAGTAACAGCGATAGAACGGGCCGCAATGGCCGTAGAAGAGGTTTTTACTTGGAATCCAGTACCAGAGTTCACCAAAGACAATAAAGCGCCTGTGGTGCTGATATTGAAGAGTCCTTGAGCGCCAGCATCAGTAATGGACAAGCCATTGGTCACGCCAACATAACGGCTGTTGGGCAGAGTCGGCTCTTGATTGACCGTCAAAAAGGTTTGAGTCTGCGACGGCGAAGCGGCAATCGCCGCAGTCGTGGTCTGAACAGTGACACCGTTTTGAACAATAGGAACCGCTTCAGCGCCTGTGATAGCACCAGCGGCTGGTAAGGAGGTAATGGCTACTTGTGCTGACATTATGTGCTCGTGTTATCAGGTGGATTGGGAGCAATGGTGTCCTTGTTCCCAGTGCCAGTTGGAGTCTGCGTATTTTGCTCAGTCGAAATAATGAACTGGCTTGAGCCGTCCATAGATTGACTACCCGTCATCAAGTAGTTGTCACCCGCATTGAGTGAAACATCAGGACGAGGAAATCTCAAGTTAATACGCTCCGTTTTGCGGGCAGGCAACCGATATGGATCAAGTTGATCTCTGCATCCGCGCTCGGCACACACACGCAATCCGGGGAAGTTTGTATCCGCCACCAGCGTGACAAATGGCACTTTCATCTTGCACCTATCGCAAACTGCGATGGCGACAGATGTCAGACCCATTGTGTCGAGAAAGACTGGCATTATCTTGTGTACACCGAAATGTTAGGGGCGAAGTAAATAGGCGACTTGTCGCGCTCTTCTGCTTCGGCTTCTGAGTAATAACGGTCAGCCATCTTCTCAAGATACTGAACGCGATCCATTGCAACTTGTGGCAACTCGAGGCTCATACGGTGAGCCAGCATAAAAATAACTGCCTCATACCAACGCTGTGGCACTTCAAGTTCGTCGGTCAACGCGCCAACATCCATGATCTGACGCTGATACCAGACAGTCATTTGAATGAACGGGTCGCTAGGCGTCGGCCACAGATAGACCGTAGGCTGAGGAATTGTGCGATCAAACCAGAACTGGTAGGGCTGATTGGCCGTGAAGTTCTTGTTTGGCAGGTTGGTGTAGTCGTCGCGGTTCAGACGCGCCATCTGAATCTCGCGGCTGTTGTTCCCAAAGTACAACTCACGCAAAGCAAGCGTTGTGTTGTTGTATGCACGAATGCGGTAATACGAAACAGACTGGCCGGGATCAATGTCAGTCCACACCCATTGATTGTCTGAAACCTCAATGGTTCCTAAATCATCAAGCATTGACCAAGTCGTGCCGTCTGTGGAATATTCGAGCGCAACAGACCAAGTGGCCGTGCCACCGCCTGCCACATAGGGCAAAAACCCAATAGAGCCGATGTAAATGGGGTCTGTAGGGCCCTAATTAAGCAAAAAATTGCAATTGGAAGAGGATTGCTGGCAGTGGGTGTCGACGGCGTTGTCGTACAGGTTTGCCACACACCCGCCCT